GCCGAGTTGTTCCCGCGCATGACCAAGGTGGAGAAGCCAAAGGCAGATAAGGCTATCCGCCATAACTATCACTACGCAGGAGGTGCAGCATGGATGGGTTGATCGAAAGCATTTCGCGTTCTGGCCTCACGAAAGCAGAGGCGCTTAGATGTTTTGCGTTTGAGTATCCAAATGCTCCTCTGTCTATGTATGAGGCTCGTATTGAAGAAGCCACAAAGGAAAGCAAAAAACATAAGTTTGACGAAGTTATCGCCAGAGTGAGTTTTAAAGCATCGTTGGAATGGCTTGAAGAGCTTAAGTCGTGTGAGACGCCTATCCCATTTGGTCGGGTCCAGCGTTTTAAGGCGCTGTTACCAAAGCGAAGCCCAGACGAAATTCTGGAAGAAGAGAGTCCATATTGGTGGGCTTACGCTGAGACCGTGAGAGAGTTCAAAGAGTTGCTTGACCGTCTTCCTAAACAAGAGTTTGTGGAAAAGAAGCGCAATAAATGAAGAGCGAATACACGAACGAGCATTCGCGCTGTGTTGTCAGCGTAAGCAATGACTTGCCGCCTGAAATGCGTGAGCGGGTGCGCGAGGTTAGTCGCGTATGGACTGATCGTGACCATCGCAAGAACGGTTATGCCACGGAGCTAATGAAGTCTGTTTGTGAAGATGCCGACCTAGAGAACATTGTTCTCATGCTTGGCGTCAGAAGCTTTGATAGCTCTTCTGTTGTTGGCAATCAAAAGCTGATTGAGTGGTACAAGCGCTTCGGGTTTGTGGTGACCCAAAAGGAGCCGGTCATTCTTATGGCCCGAGCACCTGAGTTCAAGGCGCGTCAATCCATGGTTGGCGCGGCAGTTGAAAGGCTGATTCGTGGCTAAGAAGTTAGACAAAGACCAGCCCAAAAGCATCGTCGAAACGGCGCGCGAGCGCTTCGAGCGGGCTAAGGGCTTCTATGACAATCAGCGTCTAATTGCCATTGAGGATGTCCGCTTTGCGATGGCGGATTCTGACAATAACTGGCAGTGGCCCGCCGATATTTACCGCACTCGGGCCAGCGTTGATCGTAAGCCATGCCTGACCGTCAATATCACGGCTCAGCACTGCAACCAGGTGATGAACAACATCCGCCAGAACCGGCCAGCGGCCAAGGTTTCAGCAGTGGATGACTTCGCGGACGTAGAGACGGCCAAAATCCTAGGCGGGATGCTGATGGCTATTCGCCGTTCCAGTAATGCGGATACCGCATCTGACATTGGCGCAGAGTTTGCTCTGATGGGTGGCGAGGGGTACTGGCGCGTTGTGACTGAGTACGAGGATTACAACTCTTTCGACCAGTGCATCAAGATCAAGCCGATTGACAATCCTTTCCTTGTCTACATCGACCCGAACGCAAAGCAGCCGGACCGCTCGGACGCTGAGTGGGGATTCATCTTTGAGGACATTTCCAAGGACCAAGCCAAGGAAGAGCACCCCGATATTGATCCGGCTAGCTGGGCGGAAGATTCTCGCCGGGGCTGGGTGCAAGAGAACACTATTCGCCGTGCTGAATACTTTTGGTGCGAATACAAAGACGATACCTTGTATCTCTTTGAGGATGGCACTACGGCTCTAGAAAGCGAGTTCCCGCCCGAATACAAGGCCGTGATGGATGGCGAGACCGGCGTAATTATGGCCGGTGATCAGCCTGTAATTGGGATCGTCTACAAGCGCAAGACGAAGCGCAAGCAGTGGAAGTGGTGCAAACTACTTGGTGGCGAAGATAAGCCAGTTGACGAGCGCGATTGGCCGGGCCAGTACCTGCCTATCATTACGGTGGTTGGCAAAGAGCTTAACGTAAACGGCGAGGTTGTCCGTAAAGGTCTGGTCCGCGACCTGAAAGACCCGGCGCGCATGGTCAATTACAGCTTTTCTGCTGCGGTTGAGACGTTGGCGTTGCAGAACAAAGTGCCCTATGTTGCATCGGCTGAGAGCATTGAGGGATTTGAAGACATTTGGAGCGCGGCTAACCTTGAGAATCGCGCCTATCTTCCGCACAATGCCTATGATGACGAAGGTAGGCCATTGCCTAAGCCTGAGCGTCAAACGCCTACACAGCTAGCAACGGCCCAGGTGCAAATGCTTGGCCTTGCAACGGAGCAAATGCGGGCCGCTTCTGGGCAGCAAAACGCAAACTTCGGCATTCGGTCGGAAGCGTCTAGCGGAATTGGAATCCAGCGCCTCAAGCAGCAAGGCGAGATTGCCACTTTCCATTTTCCTGACAACTTGGCTCGTGCGCTCAAGTATGAGGCCCAGGTGATTCTAGACTTAATCCCGAAGGTCTATGAGTCTAAGCGCATCGTGCGCATCCTTGGCCTTGATGGCAAGGAAGAGACGGCAATGATTGATCCGCAGATGCAGCAGGCATTCCAAGAGAATCAAGACCGCTTGCAAACCAAGGTGGACAAGATTTTCAATCCTGGTGTTGGTAAGTACGATGTGACTATCGATACCGGCCCGTCTTACTCTACGCAGCGCCAGCAGGCCGCAGACTTCATTGGTAACGCCATTCAGCGCGACCCAAGCATCATGCAGGTTGCCGGTGATCTGGTTTGGAAGGTGCAGGATTTCCCGTTGTCCGAAGAGTTCGCGGAGCGTTTCCGCAAGATTCCGAGCATTGCGCAGCTCATCGATGACGAGAAGGGCGGAGAAATCCCGCCTCAAGTACAGGCGCAAATGCAGCAGATGCAACAGCAGTTACAGGCACTGGATAAAGCCTATCAGGACATCGAGAGCGAAAACGAAGCACTCAAGAAAGACAAGGAATATGACTTTAAGAAGCTTCTGATTGATGCATACGGTAAGGAAACAGACCGGCTTAAAGTTGTTACGCCTGCGATGACGCCTGAAATGATGGCCCCGATGGTGATGCAGGCATTGCAGCAAATACTAAACACTCCCGATCCTTCTGAGGTTGTCATGACCCCGGAAGTGGAGGAGGTTCAAGAAATTCCAGAAATGGAACAACAGCCAGAAATGGACGCTACCGGAGCGTATCCGGGTCTGCCCCCTGAGGCATCCTTAGAAGGAAACCAAAATGTCTGAACAGACTGGGATTGAAACGCCCGCGCCTAGCGCAGAAGTGACACCGGAAGCTGCACCGGTACAAACAGCGACTCCCGAGACCGGCACGGAGACGGCACAGGAGCAAAAAGAAACACCTCCGGCCACAAAGACATTCTCTCAAGATGAGGTGAATGACATTGTGAAGCGAGCGAAAGCCGCAACTGAGAGCAAGACGGAACGCAGGATTTTGCGGACTTTGGAACAACTCCAAAGGCCGACTCAACAAGCGCAAGAAACGTCATCCGCTCCGAGTCGCCGCGATGGCGAAGCGGAAGAGGATTACATTGAGCGTTTGGTAGAGGAAAAACTGTCGCGCCGTTCGCAGCAAGAAAGGGCGCAAACAGTCGCGCAGAAGACCGATGAGCTGTATTCAAAAGCTACAGCAATTCAGGGCTTTGACCGTGACGTTTTCGACTCTCTGCCGCTGACTAAAACCATGGCGGAAGCATTGGCCGAGGGTGAAACCGAAGGCTCTAGTAAGGTCATGGCTTATCTGTGTGAAAACCCGGATGAAGTCTCGCGTATTGCAAAGTTGCCATCCGCTCGCCAAGCCGTCGAGCTTGGGAAAATTGAGGCCCGCGCAGCGCAGGCCAAAGCCCCGAGTGTCGAGAAACCAAAGACGCCCGCACCTATCAATCCTGTTGGGTCGGGCAAATCGCCCATGAATGATATTAGCCGTATGAGTGCTGACGAATATTATCAACACAGAATGCGACAAAAACCCGTCTGGGCGAGGTAAAATCAACAGCCTCACCGCTGAGAAGCGTCGGGCTATTTTCTAACGTCGAGAGACGCTGAAAGGAAGATCGTGAGTAATACTCTTGTTACCTGTAGCATTGTTGCTAAAGAATCGCTGGCGATTCTGAAGAACATGCTTTCATTCTCGGCTGCGGTTAACCGCGATTTCGAGTCTGAATTTACGTCCAATATGTCCCGTGGCTACGCTCCGGGTTCTACCATCAACATCAAGCGCCCCCCGCGCTATACCTACCGTGCCGGTCGGGTCGCAGTGCCGCAAAGCACTGTTGAAACCACTGTGCCGCTGACGCTGAACCAAGGCGGTTGCGACCTGAACTTTACTTCCCTTGAGCGCACTCTGTCGCTGACTCGATTGGAAGATAAGCTGATGGCCGCAATGGCCCCGGTTGCCAACGAAATAGACCGCCAAGGTCTTGAGCTTGCCCGCACATCCGTTTACAACCTCGTGAACGCTACCGGTGCATTGCCCAGCACTGCGGCACTGTCGATTGCTGCGATGACTGACCTGGGCCGACGCCTGGACGAAATGGCCGCGCCCCGCGACCGTCGTCGCGCCATGGTGTCTAACCCGGCTCTGAACGGTGCTCTTGTGCAGGGCTTTGGCGGTTATTTCAATAACCAAGCCACGGTCAGCCAGCAGAACCGCACCGGCATGATTGCTAACAACAACTTCGGTTTTGATAGCATCGGCATGGATCAGAACGTCGCAGTCCATGCAAACGGCGCGGCCACTGCCACGAACGTTAACGGCGCTAACCAAACCGGTTCCACCATCACGGTGGTGGCTGTTGCTGGTGGCACGCTGACTCGCGGTACTGTCATCAACCTGCCGAACGTGTTTGCGGTTAACCCGCAATCTCGTCAATCGACTGGCGTGCTGATGGACTTTGTTGTCACGGCTGATGTTCTGGTTGGTGCTACGTCCATCCCGATTAGCCCGGCTATCGTGACTTCTGGCGCGTTCCAAAACGTGACGGCATCGCCTACCTCTGGCGCTGCTTACACGATTCGTGGCTCGGCGTCTACGTCCTACGGTGCAAACATTGCTTACCACAAAGATGCGTTCACGTTGGCAATGGTGCCGATGTGGGCGCCTCCTGGCGGTAAGGGCGTGATTGATGTGGCGCAGGAAACCATGGACGGCTTCACCCTCAAGGTGACCGAGTTCTATGACGGCACGAACGACAACAGCATCATGCGTATTGACGTTCTTTTCGGCTGGGCCGCAACCTATCCTGAACTTGCTTGCAAGTTCTACACCCTGAACTAAGGAGGCTGTCATGGCTGTTACTCTTCTCCGTGCCTATCAAGGCACCCCCGCCGGCGCTGTTGTTGAATACACGGCAGAGCTTGAGGCTGCTTTGGTTGCGCAAAGTTTGGCAACTGCTGGCGGAACGATTACCACTGGCGCACAAACGCAGAACACTTGGTCGGGCACGGCCTCGTGCGCGATTGGCGCTGCGTCCGTGGTGATTACCAACAGCAACATCGTTGCAAATACCAAGGTTTGGGCTGTCGTGGCTCAGGCTGCGGCTGATGCAACGGCGGTTCGTGTTGAACGTGTTGTTCCTGCTGCTGGGTCGGTGACGATCTACCTTACTGCCGCTGCTACGGCTGCGACTCTGGTCGATTGGGCGATTCTTACGCCGCCTTCGGCATCCACTCCGGCTCAGTAAACGCGAGGCCCCCGGGGGAAACCTCGGGGGTTTTAAGTGGCAACGGCACTTGACCTGATTAAGCGAGCGCTGCGTCTAGACGGTGTATATGCCGTGGGCGAAACGCTGTCCTCAGATGAGGCAAATGATGGGTTGCAAGCGCTGAATACGCTTGTTGATGCATTGTCAAATTCAAGCCTGATGATCTTTGCGGAGTCGTTGGATACGATCCCGCTTGTTACCAATCAGGCGACATACAACATTGGACCGACCGGAACCGACTTGGTTACCGCGCGGCCAATCAAGATTTTGCAAGCGTCAACAGTCAGCTATCAGGGCGTTGATTACCCGCTGAGTGTTTGGACGCTGCAAGATTACAACTCGCTGACGATTAAGAACATTGGCGGAACTCCCGGGATTATCTATCCCTATATGTCCATGCCGGATATGGATGTGTCATTGTGGCCGGTCCCTGGCGAGTCTGGGATGGTGCTTAACCTATGGTCAGAAAAGCAGATTGCCTCTTTCCCGACCTTGACAGCCATTGTCACGCTCCCGCCCGGCTGGGAAAAGATGCTTGCTTATCTGCTAGCCGAAGACTTGGCCCCGGAGTATGACGTTCAAGTTCCGCAAAGAGTGGCAATCGAAGCCGACAAGATCAGGCGCGCAATCAAGCGGACGAATACCAAGGTTCCGCTAATGCAAATGCCTTATGGCATTCCTGATAATAATACTTGGGTCGATTGGCGGTCTAACTAATGGAACTGCGCCCTATCCCTCTTTTCGGTATCGGCAATCAAGGCCGATCCGTAAGCGTGACTGCGCAGCAAAGAACCAATCTCTACATTGAGGTAAAACAGGATGACGAGGGAAAGCACGTTCTGACGATGTATGGGACGCCTGGACTTGAGGTATTCTATAACTTTGGTTCCAGTCCTATACGCGGTCTTTATCAGGTTGGAGACCTGATTTATGTGGCTTACCGCGACAAGCTGTATTCATTGTCAAACAATGCAACCGCGACAGAGTTGGGAACACTCAACACGACAGGAGGAAGAGTTAATTTCTCTGACAATGGCACGCAAATCATTCTGGTCGATGGTGTTGATGGATACATCTACAACATCAATACTACTGTTTTTTCCACGATTAGCGATCCTGACTGGCCTGGAGCAGACACGGTAACGTTTTTGAACGGGCGATTTATCGTCAACAAGCCAAATACAGGTGAGTTTTATTGGTCTGATTTGTACAATGGATTGTCTTGGGATGCTTTGAATTTTGCTACTGCTGAAAGCGATCCTGACAACTTGGTTGCAATCATCGCCGAGATGGGGCAACTTGTTTTATTTGGCATAAAAACATCTGAGTTTTGGGGGGATTCCGGAGCGGCTGATTCTGCGTTCGCGCGAGTTGGTTCTAGTGCTATTGAGTGGGGACTAGCTGCGCGCGATTCTCTGTGCAAATACTCGGATGGACTTATGTTCCTTCGCAAGAATCGATTGGGACAAGTCCAAGTATGCATTTTGAATGGCTATCAAGCGACGCCGGTAAGTACGCCAGAAATGGATTTTGTTTTTGGAACATACGGTGATGTAAGCAATGCTACAGCGTTTGCATATATGCTTAACGGGCATCCTTTTTACCAAATTAATTTTCCGTCGGTTGATGTCTCTTGGATGTATGACGGTCAATCAAAGTCATGGTCTAGATTAATGTCTGGAGAAGGAAGGCACAGGGCCGAGCAGTTTGTTAACTTGCTTGGAACTCCATATGCAAGCGATTATGAAAACGGCAAGTTGTACAGAATAGACCAAGAAGTTTACACAGACGATGGTCAGACGATTTCCAGAGAATTTATTAGTCGCCATCAATCCAATGGCAACCGTATGAAAATCTCACAAATTTGGCTTGAGTTTGAGCCAGGGGTAGGGCTTCAAACAGGACAAGGCGAAGACCCTCAATGCATGATGAGCGTTAGCAGAGACGGCGGGAAAACATACGGGAACGAACAATGGCGCTCAATTGGAGAGGCCGGTAAATACAAGGCCAGAGCTATATGGAATCGTCTGGGACAAGCGTTTGACTGGGTGTTTAAGTTCCGAATTACTGATCCGGTGAAAGTCGTAATTATTGCGGCGTGGGGTAAACCAAGTGGCTAGCTTTACCAATCCTGACGGCGTAATTATTTCTAATGACGGAGCGGCCACCGTTCCGTTTGCGGTGTGGATTTCTCGTGTCAATACGATTGTTAACGCTGTTCAAAACAGCGGAACAACTGCGCAAAGACCGGTGACAGGTCTTTGGATTGGAAGACAGTTTTTTGATACGACATTAGGAATTCCCATTTGGGTCCAATCAGTTGGGCCCGTTGTTTGGGTTGATGCTACAGGAGCACCTGTTTAATGGATATCGTATTTCATGGTGGAGACGAGGAAAGCGGCGAAGTGTTCGCTGTTGAAACTCGTGCAAATGCTGGCTACAAGCTAGATTCCCATAAGCATGAGCATGCCCACCTTTCGGTGCTGGTTAGTGGAACTGCTGACGTTACGATTGATGGGAAAACCCAGCGTGTTAGCGGGTACAAAATGCTTACCATACCTGCAAATACTACTCACCATGTTGTCGCAGTGACGGACATTATTTGGCTGTGCTTGTGGGCTGAATCTGTTGCTCCAAAAGAACATGCGCAAGAATCTCTAAAACTGGTTGCGGCATGAAGATTAAAAAAATCGCCAGCGGTATTGATGTTTCTGGAATCTACTGGAATCTTCTGTCTCATCCAGAATTCTGGAATCAAAATACAACGAGAACAGAGAATGTAGATAGCCCGCACCATGGGCTGGATGATATTTGGGCTAGGTTCGGTGATCCTGACAGGGCCAAGGACGGGAAAGAACATGATTCATTCTGGTACCCCTGTGCCGACGCATTGGGGATAAAGCAGATTTGCTATGACGTTATGCATTCTGTGCATGGGGATGAGCTTGGAGGGGTTCTGATAACTCGCATCCCTGCTGGAGCAGCATGCAAGCCACATACAGACCCAGGCTGGCACGCTAGGCGGTATCAGAAATATGCAGTTCAAATCACAAGCGCGCCAGGGCAAAAGTTTTGCTTTGAGGGTGAGGAATTAGAGACTAAACCGGGTGATCTTTTTTGGTTTGATAACCAATATTTACATTGGGTTGATAATCCAACAATGTATGAAAGAATCACGATGATTATTTGCATACGGAAGGAGCATTAATATGCCATGGGCAGCAGCAGGCGCGGTAGCCGGGGGGCTTATCGCTGCTAAAGGTGCAAGGGATGCAGCAGATACGGGGGCGGGCGGGGCTCGCGATGCGTCGCGCGCGCAAGAGCGCATGTTTAACCGACAAGTTGAATTGCAGGCCCCATTTCGTGATGCTGGGCTATCTGCAAACAATCGGCTCCAGTATCTTCTTGGGCTTTCTCCTTCTGGTGGCGGTGCTGGTGCGCCTGCTTCTTTGAGCTATGAGGATTTGAGAAAGGAACTTGAATCTCAATTCACAACTTCCAAGCAAGGGAAGGGGAAGCTTGAGGCTTTTGTTGATCCTGCTGATGGGCAAACATACTACCGAAGAGGTAATAAAAATGTAGTAGATCAAGCTGGGCTAGACGCAGCAATTAGAAAACGCCTAGACGAACAGAAGGCCGCATCATTTGCAGCCGCGCAGGGCGATCAAGATTATGGTTCTCTCATGCGCCGTTTCAGCATGGAGGACTTCGAGGCCGATCCTGGTTACGCCTTCCGCCAACAAGAGGGCATGAAGGGCATTGAGGGCGGCGCGGCTGCTCGTGGTGGCTTGTTGTCTGGCGGCGCATTGAAGGCAATCCAGAAATACGGCCAAGACCTTGCAAGCCAAGAATATGGAAATGCATACGGTCGGTTTAACGCAGACCAAACGAATCAATACAACAGGTTGGCTGGGATTGTAAATACAGGCCAAGGTGCTACAAATCAAATTACTAATGCAGCCGGGAATCTTGGCTCCCAGATAGGATCAAACATCATAAGCGCTGCAAATGCGCAGGCCGCAGGACAGATCGGGCAGGCAAATGCATGGAACAGCATGATTGGTTCAGGGATGAATGCTTACCAAAACAATCAATTGATGAACTTGATTCAGCGCCCCGGCTCTTCTGGAACGTCTAATCAACCTACTGTCGAGTCTTACTACGGATACTGACATGGCATCAATAGACCAGCTTATCGCTACCGGGATTCGCCCACCTCAGATTGATGACCCATTGAATAAGCTAGCCCAAGCGATGCAAATTCAGGGGATGCAGAGACAGGGCCAGATGCAAGACATGGACCTTCAACAACGCCGCCAAGGTGTTGACCGGCAAAACCGCCTTAGCCAGTTGCTTGGGGGTCTTCAACAAGGCATGACGCCAGAGCAACAGGCCGGTGAATTGACGCGCGGCGGATTCCTGAGCGAAGCACAGACGGTAACAAAGACGGCAAGCGAATCCGCAAAAGCGCAAAGAGAAGCAGAAAAGGCGCAGCTTGAAAACTTGATTAAGCAAACCGAGATTGGGGCTCAGTTGCTTGGATCAGTTGTGGATGAGCCGAGCTACCAGCGAGCACGACAAACAGCGTCCCAATTTGGCGGGCAGTGGCCCGAGCAATATGATCCTGCTTTTGTTGCTCAAAAGACACAAGAGGGGATTACGCTTAAGGAGCGCGCGGAACAAGCATGGCGCGCGCGCCAAGATGCTACTACACGGAGGGGGCAGGATTTGACGGCGCAAACTGCGGCCAATCGCCTAGCTTTGGACCAGCAAAATGCAGGGGAAAAGCCCCTTACTGATGCCCAGGCAAAAGCGGCATTGTTTGGCACGCGCATGCAGCAAGCGAACGTTATTTTCGATCAACTTGAAAAAGGTGGGACAACCACCTCTGTTCCGGGGTCCAGGGCTGGGCTGGGTATTGGGCCGATTATCAATGCCATATCTCCAGAAAATCAGCAGCGGCTTGACCAAGCAAAGCGAGATTTCATCAATGCCGTCCTTCGTCGTGAGTCTGGCGCGGTGATTAGTGATTCGGAATTTGCTAACGCTGAGAAACAGTATTTCCCACAAATTGGAGATTCTGCCGGTGTAATTGCGCAAAAGAAAAAGAACCGCGAGGTTGCGCAGCGCGGGGTTATGGTTGAGGTTCCAAAAAACCGCAGGGAATCAATCAATCAAGAAATTACAGGAGTACAGCCGGGAGGTATTTCTCCTTTTAAGGATCAGGCCAAAGAGTCCCGCTATCAAGAATGGAAGCGCAAGCAGGGCATGCCATGACAGAGCAAGAAGAATTTGAATTTCGTTTGCGCCTTGAGCAGGAAATGCAGCCTGCTAAGAGTGGGCCTACGCCAGAGCAAATCGAAGCTGATTTCAGGAAGCGCATGGACCCAACTGCGGGCATGAGCACGACTGATAAATTCTTGGCTGGTGCGGGAAAGGCAATAACCGATCTTGGAAGAGGTGCGGGCCAATTGGTCGGACTTGTCTCGCGTGAAGATGTTGAGCGAAGCCGTAAACTCGACTCGCCGTTGATGAATACAACTGCTGGGCAGGTTGGTAACTTGGCCGGGAACGTGGCAATGCTAGCCCCTACGGCACTAATCCCTGGTGCCAATACCGTGACAGGCGCTGGAGTTATTGGCGCAACTACAGGGCTTTTGCAGCCATCCACAAGCACGGGCGAGACGCTGCTAAACGTCGGGCTTGGCGGTGCTGGGGGTGCTGGCGGTCAGTATGTGGCAAATAAACTGCCTGGGGCCGTGCGAGCTTGGGCCGATAGAAAGACCGCCGAAACAGCCGCGCAAGCCGCTGGGGCTTCTCAGAAGTTTGCAGCGGCGCAGCGCGGATCAGAGCTTGGCTATGTGGTTCCGCCCGCAGATTTGAATCCCGGTCCGCTATCTGAATTGGTTTCCGGTCTGTCCGGCAAGATCAAGACTGCCCAAGTTGCAAGCCAGCGCAATCAGGGCGTTACCGACAACCTAGCTCGTCAGGCCATTGGCCTTAATCAAGCTGATGAGCTGTCGGCGGATGTACTGCAAAGCATTCGCCAGCAGGCCGGACAGGCTTACGACGTTGTAAAAGGCAGCGGTCAGGTTATTGCTGACAAGCCTTTTATTGATGCCTTAGACAAGATTGCATCCACCCAACAAGGTGCTGGGCGGTCTTTCCCCGGCCTGCAAAACAATGGCGTAACCGACATGATTGCAAGCCTGAAACAACAGGCATTTGATGCTGGGGACGCGGTTGATGCAACCAAGGTATTGCGAGAGCTTGCTGACAAGGCATATAGGCAAGGTGATACAGCAGTAGGAAAAGCAGCAAAGGGTGCATCTGATGCATTGGAAGGCATGCTAGAGCGTCACTTGCAAGCGCAGGGCAACCAAGAGGCATTAAATGGCTTCCAAGAGGCCCGCAAACTGATTGCCAAGACATACACGGTACAGAAGGCGCTGAACTCTGAGACAGGCTCTGTTTCGGCCCAAAAGCTGGCGCAAGAGCTAGCAAAAAACAAGCCGCTTGAAAATGAGTTGCTAGATATAGCAAAATTTTCTACCGCGTTTAAGCCTGCAACAGAAATGCTTAAGCAGTCACCAAAGTCTGTATCCCCATTAGATTTTGCCTTCTCTGGTGGCGCTGCCGTCGCCTCTCAAAACCCGCTTGCGCTATTGGCTCTTGGGGCGCGCCCTGTTGCACGTAGCGCCTTGCTTTCAGGTCCAGTGCAACGTGCCGCACTACGCCCAGGATTTGCGACACCGGCAGCGGCAAGAGTTGCCCCGGCATTGACGAATAACAGGCTTATGCAGTTGCTTGGTCCCACTGGTGCGGTGACCGGTGTAAACCTAGCAAATCTTGCGGAGCAGTAACCGCTTAAACGATGACTCAGGGAAATATTTCTGAAAAGCCAATCGCAACGGAAGACAGACAAGACCAAAAAGAAACAATGCGAAAAACGGTTTAAGTGCTATTGCAATGAGCCAAGACATGCAACAATTTTAACCAATACGGACAGAAAATGAACTTTCTTTCACCAGTTTTTAATGAGCAGACGTTTGATGCTAACGGCGATCCTTTGGTAGGCGGGAAGGTGTACACGTATGCCGCTGGAACTTCGACACCGCTGCAAACGTACACCACGCAAAATGGCGTAGTCACGCATTCAAACCCTATCGTTCTTGATGTTAGAGGGGAGCCGCCGGCCCCTATTTGGTTGCTTGGTTCTGGGCAAGAATACAAGTTCCAACTTCATGACGCTAACGACAACCTAATCCGTACTATTGATGATGTCGGAGGTATTAATGACTCTGGCAGCGGAGTTGATGAATGGGTTACGTCATTTTTAACGCCAAATTACGTTAGCGCTACTTCACTTTCATTTGCCGGGGATCAAACATTAACGCTTACCGTAGGACGGAGGATAAGAACAACCAACACTGGCGGGGTTATTTACAGCACAATTCAAACTTCTGTTTTTGGCGCTGGCGTAACTACGATTACAGTAATAAATGATTCTGGCGTTTTGGATTCTGGCGTTTCGGTAATTTATTACGGTTTTTTGTCTCCCGTAAATCCTTCCGCTCCAGACTCTCAGGCCTTTAGGGTTTCCATTGGGCTGCCAGGATACTATGCGCATGGTCGGTGCAGACTTGCATACCAAAGCACCACGGCGCTTATCTTGACTCCTTATGATGGAAATACCATCATCATCAATGGGCGAGTTGTGACCATCCCTGGCGCCGGAGTAACGCTATCCCCAACCGGGCTAAACTACAACACGGCGTATTACATTTATGCTTACTTGTTATCAGGAGTGCTAACGCTGGAAGCGAGTACCGCATTGCCATTAACAGACTCGGCCACCGGAGTAAAAATTAAAGGGGGCGATGCGACTAGAACATTGGTCGGCTTGGGGCTTACGGCTGACAATGCCCCTGGTGCAAAATTGTGGCGAGATAATTCTACTGCAATTGGTTGTATTTCTTATTTCAATCGCCGGGAAATTGTTAGGAGTTCTTTTGCGGGGTCAGCCCTAACAACAGCAAGCCCTTCTTATGCAAACTTGGGATTGCGGATAGATTTTCTCACCTGGGCAGACGAGCCGGTGAAGTTTTCTGTGAATGGAGCGGTGTCTAACAGCAGCGCCGCAAACACATATACATCTATAGGCGTGGACGGAACTTCCCCTCAAGATGTTTGCAATTTTGCTTTTGGCACTAACAATTTGCCTTTGTCGATTTCGCACGTTAATAGCTTTTCCGAAGGTTATCACTACTCGACAGTTCTTGGAGCTGTTAGCGGCGGCACGGGCTCATGGATTGGCTCCGCTGTGGCCGGGAGTAGAACTACTCACCAAGCAATTGTGATGGGCTAACCATGAAAGTTTGCTGTTACATCGGAACCCACGCCAAAGACGATGCACTAACCCGTATCGGCTGGGCTGCTACGCGAGTAGTTCAAAAAGGCCAGTTCCGCAGGGTTACGCACGTCGAAGCAATTCTAGAAGAACATGAGGACAGGTCGGTAACGATTGGCTCTGCCAGTCTTCGGGATGGCGGGGTACGTACCAAGACCGTCAAGCTGAACCCTGAGCACTGGCTAATCTACGATGTGCCGTCTTGGGACGTGTTGCGCTCTCAAGTGTGGTTTGCTGAGCATGCAGGCGAGCGCTACGACTGGCGCGGCGCGTTTGTTACGTGGCTCCCGGCGACTTGGAACCAAGATGATGAATGGTTTTGTAATGAGGCTGTAGGCGCATCGGTCGGGATGGTTGACCCAGACATTTATGGGCCGTCTCACTTCGCAGCTACTGCCGCATCATTTGGCCGTGACGTAACACAAGAATTCTTCAATGCGCGCACTTGAGGCATTCGTGATGGAGATGGGCCGAAGACTCTTCGGCATCTTCTCTATTCCGTTTGTCGCTGGTCTGGCTGGTGCTGAATTGTCGATATCGCAAGGGGCCAAGATGGCCGCTATATTTTTTGTAGCTGGCTTCTTGTGGACTTATGTAATAAGGGTGGTTTTCTCAAAAATACAGAGGGGCAAAGGATGGCGCTCAAGCAAAGAATCGTAATCATCTGGGCGTCGTTCTGGACTTCTAAGCACGCTGTAGCCGCATCTGGCGGTGCGACTCTTGCAGCGATGGCGGTGTTTGATGATTGGATCACTTGGGCTGTTTCTGGCGCTGGTGCGATTGCTTATAACTTGAAGAGGGCCGAGGGACGGAAAATGGAGTCGATAGCTTATGGCATCGTCTCCATTGGTGCTGGTGGTTTTGGCGGTCCTTATGCTGTGTCGCTGGTGACGGCAGAAGGAAGGCCGGAACCATCCGTATATCTTTGTTCCTTTGTTCTGGCGATTGCGGCCCCGTACCTGTGGGACCGCTACGCCAAAGGCGGCAAGAAATGAGCGAGATTCAGATTACATGGGATATGCTTTTGCCTGAGATGTTTTTTCAAAGATCCTTGGTCATCCTCGGAGGGGCTGGGATGTTGCTGCACTATCTCTGCATGGCGAATGCAGCGCCCCCAAAGTCTCCCCCGATTGTGTGGCTGTTCCTGCTGGCTATCGGCTTCTCCCTGAGCGGCATGACGGCTTGCGCGATCACTGGCAACGTGGAGTCAATGTACAAGCTGCTGCTAGCGGCATATGGTTCAATCGTGCTGTTTTACCTTTGGCTCTGGGCCAATGGGATGCACGTTAAAGACTTTCTAGTTCAAAAGTACGGGGCATGAGTCGGGCTGTTTTGATTCGTGAGCCATCGACCGAAGAGGGAACTTTCGGGGCGCTTGTTTTTGGAGCGGCAACGGTAAGCACCATCGAACTGCCATGGCGAGATAATCAGCGGCAAATTAGCTGCATACCGCCCGGTGAGTACAAATGTGAGATTGTGCAAAGCCCTAGATTTGGCATTGTGTATCAGGTCAAAGATGTTCCAGGCCGTGACCATGTTTTGATCCATCCGGCGAACCTTGCCGGGGATGAGTCGTTAGGCTGGACAACAGAGCTTCAGGGATGCATCGCCCCCGGCGAGAAGCGCGGGAAGATGCGCAACAAGGCA